TTCCTGCCGTAAAGATGCATACCACGAACAATGTCAGCGAAGCTGTCTTGGTCACGATATGTTTCTGTCTTATTAATCTGCTCTGCAGTAGCAACAGCAGATTCATGTCCAGCAACAATAACTCCCAGATTGGTTAGTTGGTTAGCTGTGCCTGATGTTCCGGGTCCAGTGCCGAGGGCAGGTAGATTGGAAGATGTATAGACACGGAAACCGTGGAAGTTGTTTATGGCTAGGCCATTGCGGAGTCCACCTGATTCACCGAAGTCAGCATTCATAAAACGTGAATCTTCGTCAGCAAGGATTTCCATGAACACTGGATCAACGACAAGCCAGCGACCTTGTGAGTCAACCTGCTGTTGGTCAAGCAAACGCTTCATGCGTGAAATAATCATCGCAGGTGAAACAGTTGCTGTTGGCAGTGATGTAGCTCCGGGCATACGAGCAGTTACAGGAATCGAATGAGTACCTGCAGATGCTGTCGTAATGTTACCGAAGTCACCTTTATGAAGCTGCATTGAAGAAAGCAGTTCATTTGAACCTGCAGTAGACACAGCTTTACTGCCATTAACAGTTGTGTTAAGAGCACTTGCTTGACTATGCAAAGAACTTTGTGCGTAACCAGACATGTAGCCAAGAACTTCTTGGTCATACTGATCAGACAAACGGTATGCGGCACGATTGGATGCAAGGTCCATAAAATTGATGTGGCTATGTGCCTCTTCTATATCGTCCATCTTAAAAGCATAGTAATTAGCTTTGTCAATGACTAATGAAAAGTCTTCATCTTGCAAGTCTTGTGCTGTGACATTAGTGCCACGTGCATACTCAGATACTGAAATCTCAGGTTCTTTAATGATCTTGACGGTATCGCCTTGACCAGAAATCTCCCCAAAATAATCAGAGTTAGTAATGTCTCCTACTACGGTAGACTTGCGGAATGCAAGCTGTACCTGTTTGGAGTAGATTACAGGACTAAAATTACCATTTGGTAAATTCCCATAACCTGTTGCGGTTGTAAAAGCCATAATAGTTCCTCCTATAAAGTTTAGGCTTATCTATAAGCTAAACATTATCACATAGAGGCTGTCTCTTTTCTAGGGTGCACATTGTTATTAATCGGCCAACTAATAACTCTATGGGCCTATACTTGAACAGGTAAGTCTTACGTATTGTTTAGTCTTGTGTATTTAGTACGTTCTTATTAGGTAGACCAATTGGCGGCTAATAAGTATTATACCTATAGTTATACTGTATATTTTTTATTTGTCAACAGTAATTTATCGTGCAGAACCTGACATATCGTAAACAAATTTGCCATTTCTTATTGCATCCATGATTGCATCAGCAGCTTTTTCGTACTGCTGTGGTGACATCTTTGCAACTTGCGATTCTTTAAATGCTCCATCCGTATTGTTTGTATTAGGATCACTACGGCTAGTGCGGTTACTTACCGAACGTGCAGCATCTTTACTACTCGTAGGTTTGCTCTTTGCAATGTTCTTATCTGCTTTGTACAAATCAATAGCACGACTTGCAGAACGAGCATCATTATCATTTTCATACAGTGCATCCTGTACCCACTTAGGTTGTTCTTCTACCCAATCGTGGAAGTCATCACTGTCTCTTATAGAGTCAAAGTCAGGGTGAACTTGCATAAGTTCTACTTCTGCTTTCTCACGAGATGCATTAGCTCTCATGTCATCTATTTCTTTTACACGGCTCTCTAAACCTTCAGACTGTTCACGAGCTTTCTTAATTGCAATTGTTTCTACAATGGCTGCTACGTCTGGGTACTGTGCTGCCCATGCATCAATGTCTTCGTCTGACTTAGGTAGCTTAATCTCTTTACGTGTAACGTCACCTAATTGCATTTCTATTTGTTTAAACTTGTCTTCCCAAGTTTTTTCTTTTTCCTGCATGTGGCGACGAAGATCACCATAACGTTTCTTAAAGCTTTTCTCTTCACCTGTAGTAGGTTCAGCTTCTTGCGCTTGAGCCTCTGGTGCATCTTCTTTATCTGAAATTAGTTGCTTTAACTCTTCTTCATCTTGTTCAATACGATCTGAGTTAGCATTCTTCCTATCTACAAATGCAACCTTTTTGGGAGTGGTTACTTCTCCTGACATAGTAGTAGTATTCATTTTAGTTCTTTCTTTCTGGGGCCACCGTAGCCTATGTTGGTAGGGGGATGAGTAGCCAGCATATGTGGTGGTTATTATTTTTTCTTCTTTTTACGTGAAGCAAGACCACCTAACTTCATGTTTCTATCATCAAAATAATCAGGAGCATTTGGTGGTCTTGCTTTATTTTTTTCTGCTTGAAGTGCAACTGTTTGCAATGCTGTTTTACCACCTAAGTCTATACCAGAATCTTTAAGAGCTTTTGCCCTAGCTGCAATACTATCAGACCTATCTCTAGCACTACTTACTTTTTGTTGCTGTTCTTCTTTACGTTTTTCACGTAAGCGTTGTGAAAAGCTTTTTTTGTTTGTATCAGGGCTACCGCTTGCGTCATCTGTATCTTCTGATGCTGCAGAGCTTGATCCATATACATCACGAATTTTACCTGCTATATTACTAAAGATGCTACTGAAGCCATCCTTTTTAGCTGTAGCTATAGTAGGATCATTAGGATTATATGGTACTGGTGCTAAACTAGTAGTATCTGGTATTGGTTGATTAGTAGGTTGTGCTTTTAGAAAAACCTCCGCTGCTGAAATAGTTCCTTCAGATGCTTGTTTAAACAGTTCTTCAAAACCTACTAAATTATTAGATGCATTTAAATCAATGTCTAATTCTGCAGCAATTTGTTCTACAGTTTGTGGTGCAGGTCTGTCATAGATCTGATCCGGTGGCGTATACATGTCGCTCTGCAGGTATGCTCGAGCACGACGATTTAACGAATCTACTGCTTCTAAGCCACCATCTCTGACCGTGGAAGAAGAGTTTCCTTGGACCGTAGCTGATTTTGGAAAATATAAACCTTTATATGGACCTAAATTCTCTATGAAGTCATCCCTTATAACATCATCCGAGTCCCTTTTGCCAGCATCAATTGCACCCATAAGATCACGATTGTCGGTTGGTGAGCCTTCTGCGTCACGCAGGTATCTAAGTATGTTGTCCCGCTTTGCATCATCTTCTCTAGCAACTTGGGCATCAGCATTAGCTGCATTACTTTCACCAGCAACTACACCTTCAGCGTCAAAAGGTATTGCTTCTTCAGTTTGACTAACAGTAGCAGCAGCTATCTGATCTGGGGTTCTCATACTACCCATTCCAAGTTCATTAGGCGTTAATTCCGCTAAAGCAACTTTACGTGCTTTTTCTTCGGCAGCGGCCTTAGCATTAGCAGCATCTACTATACCTTGGGGTCTAATTTTTGGACGAGATGGACCTTGCTTAATAGTATTTCCAGCCTTTACACTAACTTTTTTTATTTCTTCTGCTTGAGTATCATTAAACCCAAAAATACTTTTAAATTTATCTATAGCTCTATCTAATATATTTCTATCTTCTTCGTCTTCACCTTCTGGTTTTTTTGCACCGTCTACAATTACTTTATTTATACTTTGAAGAGCAGCTACCTGACCTTCTACATTTGATTGTTTAGCAGCCTCTACTGTTCTTTCATAGTTAGCTGCAGCATTTTTAGCATTACCTTTGTTTGCCATGTGTACTAATGCACCCAATGGCCCAGCAAGCACTGTAGCAATACCAGTTAAAACAGCAGGAGTTCTACCTGAGGTTTTTTTATATTCATCTGTCCATAGTTTAACTTTAGCTGGATCAACAACACCATTTGCGTCTTTAAACTTCATGCCCCACCCACCTGCTTCTTGGAAAGGTGTTTTCTTCATAGGGGTACGATCACTAATTCTACGTGTAGGTATTGCTTCTTCTGTTTCAGTTTTTGCTACAGGAGCAGAACCTTTTAATACATAACCTTGTGCAAGTAAACTGTCTATAGGTATAACTGGCTCACCATTAAAGAAAGGTATACGTTTATCAGGAGAACCTTCCTTTACATATGTACGAACTTCTTGAGTACTAGGAGCAGGATCATCCATACGTATGCCACCACCATTTGCAAAAGCTAAACCACCCTTGGCTTTTTTCTGTGGCATTTCTGAGTCTTCCATCAATGACCCATCAGGCATCTTGTGCATTCCAGATGGTACATCTTCATCAGGTCCATCAATAACAACTAGGTCAGCCATACCAAATGGCATATCATCAGACATAGTAGCTTCATCACTATTACCCATTTGACCCATAGCATCCATTTGCTTAAGGCCCATCTTAGCATCTTGTCTCATTTGCATAAGTTGATTAAGACCGATAAATCTAACTACATCTGCAGGAAATATAAACTCACCTTCACTTACTTGTGCAGGTATGTCATCTCTAACTTCTTTACGAGTGCTTCCCATTGGAACTTCGTTACCAGATACTTCATCTACCATACCGCCTTCTTGACTAAGGCCACCCTCGTTAAACATTTCCATTTGACGGTTTGTGTTATCCATTCTTTAGTACCTCATCTCTAAGCATAAGTAATCTACGTAATTGATACAAAGCACCCTGCGCCCTGTATAACACTGTAGTATTGTCTGTTTGTTCCATTATACGATGTTGTTGATTAATAAGTTCTTCAAGGTAATTATTGAACTGGTCCCACTGGGGCTGGCTGTTCACTAACGCCTTGAGCTTGTTGAGGTGTTCCCGGTCCTGCATTACCACTAAATCCCTGTTCTTGTGGTACTGGAATCTGTCCCGTACCTATTGTGCCGCCACCTGCGCCTGTAGGATCTGCTGGGTTTGCACCTGCAGCAGGTTGTCCTTCAGTAGCTGGTTGTTGGAAGCCTTTCATAAGTTCTGCTTGTACTGCTGCTTCATCCATATTGTTAGTTACTTTATCTGGATCAAGATCAAGAGACTTTGCAATCTCCCGAATAACATACTGAAACTTAGCAAACGGTGCTAATGCTGGACTAGCAGCAATCTGCATAAACTGCATTAGTCGTTGACTACGTACTTCATTAGCCATCAGGCTTTCTGTACCACGTGCTTTAACTTCTAAGTCACCACGTATAGCTGGGTCAAAATCAAACTGCATATTAAATCTAAACAAACCTTCACCTAGTGGCCTAAGCAAATAGTCATCTACATTTTTAATTACACTTTTTATGCCGCCTTGTGCAGCACCCATAAGCATACTAATACCTGAAGCAGTACGACCTACACCAGACACGCCTGTTTGACCATGTGCAAATGATGGAAACCCAGTAGACTCATCTGCTAGTACTCGTGCCTTATCAAATAACTGTAAGTTTTCTTGTGAAACATTAGGAAACTTAGTGCCAAAGATAGCTTGTCCGGGTGCACCACCTTGTCTCCGAAAGACTTTGCCGGGGTACACAGATAAGTCTTGTCCCGGTACTAGGTTAGTTTCATCTACCTCAATAAGAAGGTTACCAGATAATACAGCATTGTCAACAGCCATTCTCATAAAACCATTCATAAGAGTTTGTGTGTCATCCATATTTTCTGCAATACCTACTCCAAAGAAAGAGTAAGGGTTCAACTCATACGGTGCAGCCATGAAAGGTATCTTAGCAGGTTTGAATGGATTAAGTACCATGCGGAGTAGTTTGCCATTACATATCCATATGTTAGCTTGTAACTCATCTACATCAGATAGTTCACTAGGTATGTCTACGCCCTGCTCTATTAACATGTCTGTATCGCACATGCCCCAGTACTCTAGGACTTCGTAACGTTGTACACCATAGTCAGGTACATAATCTGATAGATCATCTTCCCAGTATTCTTTATTGTAGTTCTCACCTAGCTGCACTGCTTCTTCAATTACAGTAGGGCGAAAGTAAGGTCTACGTTTTAATGCACGTAACTGTGTACGTGACATCTTATGTCGTTCAATAGCAAACTGAGCTTCATCCATATTAGTTGCATCTGGATCAGGATAGAAGTTCCACACAGATACATGTGATACCTGTGGTATTGTTTTTATAATAGGAGAGTACTCACCATCTTCTCCCCAGTTAGGGTACTCTTTATCTACAGCAAATGGACCTTTCATAACACCAGTACCAAACAATGCCATTTCAAAGGCTGTGCTACGTAGGTGTTTACTTGCACTAGATTCTTCTAGCTGGTCATGTATCTTCTTTTGCATTGTCTTAGCAGCTACCATAGCTGGACTAAATGTAATTGAAGTAGGAGTTTTACCTACACCTTTACGTAAGCCATCAATTTCTCCTAGTTTGCTTTCTAGTGGTCCAAGGCTATCTGCTAAGGTTGCCGCTGTAGCACCTGCAGGTAAATCTTTACCGTCACCTTTAAATCCATAAGGACTTACTTGCTCATCTAAGCCAGAGCTTTTTAATTGGTCAGGTTCTTTAGGATCAAAGTTTACGTCTGCAACTACACCATCAGGAAGTTCTGTTGGGTCTACTGTTAACGGAAACTTTTGACTTGCAAATAGCACATCAATAATCTGACCGTATGCAGCAAGTGTTTTTGTTTTAGTTACTTTAATAAATACCCTAGACTTTTCTGCTTCAGTAAATTGTACATCAGGACCATACAAGCCACGATAGTTTCGGTAGGCACGTAGCCAACGTTGCTCGTCTTGTTGTCTGTGATCTTCCGCACGACTATACCGATCCATAATAAATGGAATAATTTTAGATGTGTTTACATCTTCTACCTCTGAGTCCTCACTATCCGCTAAGATAATAGAGTCATCTTCAATGAAGCCTTCGTTGTCTTCTGCCATTTATCTTTCCTTAATAACCAAACGTTGAGTCTGCAACTCTCATACCAGTAGAAGGTCTACCCATAGGATCGTAGTCGAATATACTGAAACGTGGTCTTGACATAATACCATACCTTAAAGCATCGTACAAGTGGTCTTCTGATGTAGTATCAATATCTTCTGGGTTTCTTTTATCAATAGGTAATGCAGGTATTTGTGAAATTAAATTAGTACAGTTACTAAAGAATACTAATCTAGGTTCTTCTGTGAACTCATCTACTTGTAAGCGTCTATGTACTTCATTCTTTCCTGACACTCTTGATCCCTTTGATCTATCTGAAGGACGCCATCTACAACCCTTCATAATCATTTGTTCAGCAAGGCTTGGGCCAGTGTCTCCACGCTTATGCCACAAACTAGAATCAAGAACTCCATACTTAATGTTTCCATCTCCTGCCTCTAGCTCTAGCACCATGTCTGCTAAGTCTGTGGCAAGAACTTTACTTACATATAGTTCTCTGTATACAATTAACTTTTCATCAGGAGATACCGCAAACCAGATTACACCAGACTTACTTCCGTATCCGTAGTCACATGCTCTAAACTTTACCCAGTTGTTAGGTATATCAAAAGGTTCTATTACATGTATGTTTCTGTCAAACTCTGTAAAGGCTGCGCCTTCTTTAATATCCCAATCACCGTCAAGTAGCTGCCGTCTTTGCTGTTCTGGTAGTGATAGAAGCATTGCTTCGTAGTCACCCTGTTCAGCTAGATAAGGATTATCGGAAAGCCGGGCAGGTATAAACCTACGTTTGAATAAAGCCCTGCCAGCTTTGGCGTGTCCAGCAGGGTAACGTAGTACTTCATTTGTTTCAATATCTGTTGCATCAAAGGCTTTTCCATAACTAGCAGGGTCAATAAACATTTTCTTAACCCAGTGGTGACCTCTGCCACCCGGATTTGTAGTAGCTCTCATATATACAGGCAAGTCAGGTGCAGTGGACCGTAGACGTGATCTCATGTAGTTCCACGGAAAAGGTGTGGGCCACTGAGTTAACTCGTCAAAGCCTATCCAACTAAACGCTAGACCTTGGTAGCGCAGGACGTCATCTTCCCTATCTAGGTAGGACATCCACAGTCTCGCACCAGAGGGCGCAGTCCACTGCATCTTACGTTCTGACCACTTAATGCCGGGCCAAATCTTAGGGTACATTTCTTGTGACTTAAAGATAAGTTCCCTTAGTTCTTCCGTAGTATGCCGTAGGAGCAATCCTGAGAAGGCAGGGTGGCCCATAAAGCGTAAAGGGTCTGCAAGCATGGCGTAGCTCTTACCCCCACCTGCACTGCCTCCAAATAGTACCTCACGTTCACCTGCAGCTAGAAAGTCTGTCTGTGGTCCTTCGTTAGGTTTGAAAATAATATTATGTTGTTCTTCAACAGGAGCTTGGCTAGTAACTGTAGGGGCTGTATTAAGCTGCGTTTTCTTGGTTGATGTTGTCTTTGTTTTCTTTTGCGCCAAGTCTGTTACGTTCGATTTCTTCCGCTTTGGCGACTGCCTTTTTCGCATAGTCTGCCCATTTGCGTAGGCTTCCAGCTTTGTTTTTCCGTCTTCGCTCATTATCCAACCGTTTCATTAATCCTACGTGAGAGATTTGTCTGCCTGTATTTGTAGTCAGCCAGTTAGCTACTTCACGATATGAGTACTGCTTTAAGTACTTCTTTGCTTTTTCAAGCATATCAAGTTCTAGTTCTATTGGCAAGAGAATAAATGAATCATTTGGGTCTAACTCATAACCAAAGGGTACTGTTCTTGATATACGTGGGATAGGAACCCACTCGTTGTCTTCTTTAATGTCGGTTGGTTGGGGTAGTTTCCATTGACCTGCAGATTTAGTCATCGTTATCCTGTGATTGCTTAACTGGCATTAACATAACGCCACCCTTTGATTCTACTTGTACCTTCTCTGTTTTAACTAAACCAGTACGATCAAGTAGTTCTTTGGCTGCTGCCATCTTATCACGAATGCCTAACTCAGTAGGATCGTTCAAAGCACTGACCATAGCTATAGCAGCTTTTGGTACGTTACGTGCTAAGTAGTTATGTGTTATGTCAATTATTTCTTCTTTTAAACTGCTGGTAATCTCACGGTTAGGTGTATTAGGTGAGTACCCTGCAAGGTTTTTAGCTGCAGTAATATTACCAGCAGCTTCATCCATAAGGACATCAAGAAACTTTTGTTGACGTTCTGTTAATGTTCTAGCCATTACATCATCTCAAAATGCGGTGCATCAATAAATGGTCTACGACCTTGTGACCTACGTAAGTCTATGTAAGCATTCATAGAATCTTCTGCAGTACCACTGTACATTCGTATGTCACCTTCAGACCAAGCAGCACCCCACTTGATACCAACAGTGTTTCGTCTTGCTGCTTCTGCCATTGCATCACAGATGTCATCATATACATTTAGTTCCCAAGAAATGTTTGAACCAAAGTATGCAACTAAGTCTACTGCTCTACCAACTAAGTGTTTAGATTTTAATGTTTGTGAACGTCCAGAGTCATACAACTCTTGCTGCTCTTCTGCAGTACGCATACCATAGGTAACACCAAAGTCTACTTTAGTTAACTCAATAGCTTCTTTTACTACATCTACAAGACTTTGTTCAACGCCTTCTAGTTTAGCCATACTTCTATCACTTAGTTTAAATGCCATGTTACTTCTTTCCAAAAAACTTAGTAGCTGATCTTACACCAAAGCTGGCAGCCACGAT